GTTTTTGAGTAACTTTAAACTCTTAGTACAACAAACTCCAGGAACGTCCCTAGTAAGGACCTGTTAATTCAGTAACCTGGACAGCGGGAGAAAAGATTTGAAGCGAAAAAGTTGCTTCAGTCCTTTCCAGACGGGTCTTCGGGAACTAAATCACCTTCGGGGTGTAAGGAAAAATCAAGGAAAGCTAGAAATGGCCTACAAGAGGATTCCGAGCTTTAGATTTAGTGACTGATCACCAAATTCACATAGATCATTATTGAGCAATGCAAATTCTTATCATATTATTTATAATTACGATAGTTTTAGGTATTGGTAATCACCAGGGAGTAATGGAATTCATTTCCTTACCGTTCTTATTACGGTGGGAGGTTTATGCCTTCCTTGGGTTACTATTAATGATTATTCTACTAACAATAGTAATTATTAAAATACGAAAAGCTTATCTGGAAATTAGAGGAGGGTTACGGGAATTGCAGAATAAGAGAACTGCAACTCCTGTCGTGGTGCCGGTTGTTAAACCATCCGGTAAAAGAAGTTATTCTACAACCTCGACTCCCCTTTCTCCAAGTAAACCAAGAGTTTTAGTATTGCCTAATCCAGCATTGACCAAAAGAGGCTTTAAAACCTCTTCTTGGTTAAATGCTGCATTATCTTTGATGGGGATGAACACGTGGGCTGAGGTTAAACCCCAGTTCTCCGTTTCTAATCCATCGACCTACGCTCGATTGTTAAATACTGTTAAACCTGTTAATGCCATGATCTCTGTAAAAGGAGGTCGGCCTTTAGTGAATCACATTCTTAGAATGTGTTCACTAATAGGTTTGGATAAATCTATAGGTCTAGTAAAAGTTATTATAGTGTTTATGAATTTCTGCTTTAAATATATTAAAAACAATGGCCTACAAGGCCTTGTTATATACCTTAAGGCTTGTACTGTAATTTTACAGCAAGCCAGCGGAAAACATAAACTAGAAAGTATGAATGGTTTGAAGATTCGCTTCGCCAGAACGCGTTCGGGGTACCCTAGGGTAATCCCAATGCTCCATCGAGCACGGATCCATGAGCCAAAAATATTCAAGTTCTGGATGACTATGTTTAGTCTATACAGAGTCCTTGAAGTGCCAGGTAAACTCAACCTAAGTACAATTACCAGTCCATCAACGATGGACCCTGGTAATTTACCTAAGATTAACCATCTGCTGGAAACAGCATTTTGGCCGGGTTTAGTAAATCTACCTCGTTTCGATGATACGAAGATAGGTTTAAACTGGTTGGAACCATGGGATTTTATCCGGTCGCTCCGTGCAACTCCTTTTATCATACGTAAAGCATCGTCAGCTGCTGGTTATATAAAAATTTCCAAAAGCGAAACTGCAACGGTACAAAGTACTGCTCCAGCATCGATCCTTGCAGCTATTGTTGCTTGGCAAGAAAACCCTCAAATGTTCCCAATTTTGAAAGATTGGTGTAACATGACGGGAAATGTCTGGTTGTTAAATAGAATTGACTCTTGGAGTCGGATTCTTTTACCAATGTGTGACCCTTTAGATATCCGAAGTTCGGTTTATAAAGGCATGCGAACAGTACTCGGGCAGACCTACGGGAGAACCCTAGGCCGGCTCGGTTTTAAAGAGGAAGCTGCCGGGAAAGTAAGGGTATTCGCTTATGTGGATCCCTTTACTCAGTGGTTAATGAAGCCTCTTCATGATGCCCTGTTTGAGATTTTGTCTCTTATTCCCCAAGATGGAACTACTGACCAGTTAGCTCCTGTTAGACGTCTGATTAATACAAAGCCGAAAGGTCCGTATTATTCATATGATTTAACAGCAGCTACCGATAGATTACCACTTATCGTCCAAATGACGATTTTGAGTAAGTTTATGACTTCTCATGGTGCTAACCTATGGGCAAGTATGCTAGTCGGAAGACATTACGACTATGTGTATAAACCTATTAAAGGAAAAACACAAAGAGGTACGGTGGCTTATGGGGCAGGGCAACCAATGGGAGCCTTGTCTTCATGGGCTATGCTGGCGTTTACGCATCACGCAATCGTGCAG